CATTCCTCACGGAGTTTGTACGAGAACTTATCATCCCATTCCCAAAGCGGAAGCACGAGAGACTCTGGGAATGACAGATCCTATTACAAAAGACTGTTTCATATTTGGATATGTTGGAAAGAATCAGCCACGGAAACGACAAGACCTGTGTATGAAATACTTCAAAGCGTGGATTGACAAGTACGATCCACCTGAAGACGTGTATCTGTATTTTCATACTTCTGCAACCGATGCCGGATACGACTTGAAGCAGTTGACGGAATACTATGAATTGCAGGGACGGGTGATATCCGCTGATGAGAAGATGACCGTATGGAGTGGGCTTCTGGAAGAGAAGATGTATCTCCTTTATTCGGCTATGGATGCACACATATCCACGGCTATGGGCGAAGGTTTCGGATTGCCCCATATTGAAAGTATGGCTTGCGGAGTTCCTAATATGGGAGGTAACTGGTCGGCTTTGGGTGAATGGGCAAAGGATGCGATGCATCTTGTCGAGTGTACCGATACTTTTGTCAACCCCGGTAATATCAATACAGTCGGTGGAATCGTCAACGAGGAACAGTTCGTAGAAGGATTACAAAAACTGTATTCAGACGAAACGTACAGAAAACATCTCATACAAAAAGGATTTGAATGTATTCAGGACCCCAAATATCGTTGGGCAAACATTGCTGCACAGTTTGATGCAGTGTTTCGTGATGTATTAGGAAGGTATCAATCGGATAGACAAAAAAAGCAGAATGAAGAAACTGTTTCTGCTGAATCTGATAATATTGAAGTATTAGCAGAAGTTTAGGGAAGAACTATGGCTGATAGTCCTGCTGCGGATGTTGCGGAATATTTGGGTAATCAGGGACATGGGACTTTAGCAGATGATATCTGGATAAACTCCATGCCTGATGGATCAGGGTATTCGGATAATATTATGATCTTGACGGATCTGCATGGAACGGCACCTGTTAATGCAATGGGCGGTTTAGTATTGGAAACTACGAATATTCAAATTCGTATCAGAAACAACAGCCGCCTGACTTCTCAAAAGAAATGCTTCGATGTCTTCGAAGAACTCAATCACGCAAAGTTTACGATCAACAGTTACGATTACTGGATTGAAGCGATGCATCAACCGGGTTACTTGTTATCCGATGCAAACGACCGGGCGCATTTTGTGTGTAATTTCATGATTAAACGAAGAGCAGCATAAGGATCAAATCATGGCAAGACCGAAAAAGACGGCACGAAAGGTTGAAGACGCAAAGAAGTTACGGACTTACAGAACTCGCATTGAAGCGAAAGACGATGAAGATGCAAAGACTCCTGCGAAGTCTCTCGGAGGGCGAAGAATGGAGACTCGTGTTGAGGAGGAGTTTTTTAATGCCTGCAAGCAGAACCTTCACTTTGGAGGGCAGGTTTTTGTTCCTGGGGCCATCATACCGAAAGAGTATGTTTCTGATTTCTATTTGAATGGGGGACATATCGCAAGCCGGAGCAAATTTGTAACTGTCAAAACTAAGTAGGAGGTACGAAAATGCCAGTTGGAGCACATGGCCCCTTTTGGAATGCGGGAATCATTGTTCACTCAGTCGATTTATCGGATCACTGTGATACGTTAACCATCAATGTGACGGCGGCACAGTTGGACGATTCCGCAATGGGAGACTACACGGATGTCCAGCGAGCCGGTTTGTTCTCATGGACGATTGAAGCCACGTTTTTTCAGGATTTTGCGGCGGGTAGTGTCGATGTGACGCTGCAACCGCTGTTTTCCGGACGTTCGGATGTCATCGTGGTTTGTCAGCCTGATAAGGATGCGGCAATCAGTGCCACGAATCCAGCGTATAGTGGATTGGCTTTCATTTCGGCTTATACGCCGATGGGCGGAAGTCACGGAGACAATCTTATGACGCCTGTGACGTTTTCTCCTCGTGGGGAACTGACACGGATCACGACATAAGAGGTTTTTCGTGGTAAAAATTCATGCAGTAGGTTTGCGAGCCTTTGCAACAAGGTTTCACGCACTTCCTCGTGTCCTCAGTATCAATTTGGGCAAGCGTATGCGTGGCTTTGCGGTTGATCCTATTATGAAGCAAAGTCTGCGGATATGTCCAAAGAAGACGGGCGCTCTCCGAAGTACATGGAAAGTAAGACGTACCAAGACCACTCCTGACCACATAAGAATACAACTTTCGTATGGCGGGAGAACGCCCGGATCTTCTGAACATTTTGTACAGGGCGCGAAGATTAAACCTATGGTGGATTATGCACATGTACTGCATGAAAATCTGTATAAGACGTATAGCGAACCTGGAACAGGTCCGAAGTATCTGGAGCAGCCGATTAACAATAATCTAGGCGAACTTAAAAAGCTGATTCGTGCCAGTGTTCGAGAATCGGTATTGTCTGTGTTTTCAAAGATTGCACCGGCGAAGAGTAAGCCTAATTTAAGCGTACTGGAATAGAGATGTCATGGATGAGGGGAATCAGAAGTTTGTTGAAATTTTAGTTCAACATCTCATGGCGTTTCGAAAAGACTGGAGAACATACATTGAAACGGAACTCACGGATGAAACACAGAAAGAGTTCCACACGTTCTCCATTCGTGCTTTAGGGGCAATGATTTCAGCGTTTCGCAGATGGTTGACTCGCATGGAAGAACGGAAAGTTAAGCATGTAGGCAGTTAATTACATACCGTTGAGAATCGACACTTCAGGCATAGGGTTTGAACTCTCGATTTTCAAAAAACAGGAGATAGGTAAATGTCTGACACTCCCAAAAAGGACTCTCGGACAGAGAGTAAAAAGCCGGTAAACGCAGTTGTTTTTGAATCGGGAATTCCCAAATGGGAACTGACTGCGGACGAAATTTCATATCCGTTTCTCGTAGAACAAAAAGGTAAGGAATTTCTTACGTTCGTTGTAATGCGTCAACACACGGACGTACAATCCCCCAAAGGCTTTTCCTACGCCTACAAACATGCATTACAGGCGGCTACTACCGATACTCGGCTGGATGCCAATGTCATGGAACCGGGGTTCTTTAATGAAGCACCCTTTCGCAAGTTTGTAGATGAACATTTCGCAGGACTGTTACACGCTACTTCAACCAGTCTGGATGAACAGAGAGCCTATCTGGATAAAAATCCGTTTTTGAAGACTCGAATCTTTACGGAATGTGTACAGGGAACTGCCATTGAAGAAACCTTTGAATCGGCTGATCCCGAATCGTTGCTGGATCTGACTCTCGCGGATATGTCTCATAAAATCACGCTGATTCAGAATCTGTTTTGTCCTGCGACGGATGATGTACGGGAAATGAAGTTGGTGCATCACTGTGAAGAAGAGACTGAGAAAGACTATCAGACGTGGCGTAAAGCTCGGAAGAGTCGCTACAACATTCGCAAAAAAGAGTTAAGTACGCTGGAAAACTACGACGTAATGGAAGCGTTGTATAACCGCATGGTGCGAAGTGTCGAGGGCGCACTGTTCAAGGGAAAACCGTGTGAGGAAGGAATCAAAGACAAATGGTTGCCTTATCTTCCTCTCGAACAGAAGCTTTTGGTATTGACCAAGATTTTCGAGCGGACGCAACGAAAAAACGCATAATTGCGGATGAGCTTTCAGTAGTTCTCCGCAATCATATGGATGCTGTCGAGAAGTTTCGGTGCCAGCGCGAACAGTCGTTTTCCGAGCTGTTTGCAGCACTCAAAGATTCTCGTAAGCAGGACGAGATACGTAACCGTGCTTCGAATGTGAAGCACTGTCGCTGGTTACGTAAAGACCCTAATGCGTGTGTTTCCTTTACTGAAGACGTTTTAGATAAAGACGGAAATCCTACCGTTCGTAAAGGCGATCCCTGTCCCAACAATCCTTTGGCGAAACATCCTGAAATTTACGAGATGGAGAACGATAACCTTTCGATAATTTCGGATGTACGAACCTACGAAGACATGATCTGGTTGGGTGTACTTCCTTCCATTGAAGAACTGACTCCTGCGGAGTTTGCAGTGTGTTCCGTATTACGGGGATACATGACGGCGGAAGAGCAGAAATCGCAGATGATGATCCGGCAGACGGATATGGGGCAAATGATGGGAGGAATGTTCGGAGGTGGTGAGGGCAGGAAAGGTCGAGGTAACTAATGGAAGGTGGCGTAGGCGGCGTTAATTTTTATCTCGATGCGCAGACGCTGGCATTTAACAAGAAGATGGCGGCTGCGAATAGACAGTTGCAGAAACTGGGAGTCACCGCCGGAACCGTTTCCAAGAAATCTGTAGCAGCTACAACTGCGATGACCACAGGGGCTGCACGGCTGGAGAAAGCCTATCTACGGGTTCGTACCGTCATGGTGTCGGTGGGAGTTTCGCTGGCTACGATTGCAGGATTAGCTGCAATGGGGAAACTGCTTACCGCTGCTTCTGAATTTGAAACCGCCTTTGCAGGAGTTCAGAAAACCGTTGACGCCACTGCGGAAGAGTTAGCAGGACTCAGTGCTGAAATCCGTCAGATGGCGAAAGAGATTCCGTTGACGACTACGGAACTTTCCAAAATTGGTGAGGTCGGTGGTCAATTGGGAATCTCCGTACAGAACATGGGGAAGTTCATAGATGTTATCGCAAAGTTGGGCGTAGCAACGACGATGACGATTGACGATGCTGCCATGTCGGTAGCACGGTTTGCCGCCATCATGAACACATCTGAGAAGGATTATGAGCGGTTAGCGTCTACGCTGGTTCATTTGGGGAATAACTTTGCAGCCACTGAACAGGAAATCATGACGATGGCACTTCGGGTTGCTGGTGCCGGTAAACAGGTCGGCATGACGGAAGACCAGGTACTGAGTTTCGCGACGGCTTTAACTGCGGTGGGTATCCGTGCTGAAGCCGGTGGTACGGCTATTTCCCGAGTCATGATTGAGATTGATAAACAAGTAGCTAAAGCGGGAGAGAAACTTCGAATATTTGCCGAAGTTGCTGGAATGAGTGTTGAGAGTTTTACGCGGTTGTGGCAGACAGATGCAACAGCGGCTCTTGTTAAGTTTATTGAAGGGTTGTCAAGGCTTAAAGAAGAAAACGGAAATGTTTCCCTAACATTGGAAGAATTGGGTCTTGGTGCCGTTCGGGTGAGTGACACATTACGTCGAGCGTCTGCTTCAACTGAACTTCTCAACAAAGCATTAGAATATGGTGCTACAGGCTGGCGTGAAAATATAGCCCTGACGCGGGAAGCAGAGATTCGTTTTGCGACAATGGCAAGTCAATTTAAAATGCTGCTCAGTCGAATCAATGATATAGCGATTTCGATAGGCACTCATCTACTCCCAAAAATGTTTGGTATAGCGAAAGTTCTGGTAGTAGTTGCAGAACAGACGTGGTTATGGACTTCGGCGTTAACTATTTTACTTTCAATTTTGGGAGTGAAAATAATCACGGCATTAGTTTCGTACAGTAAAGCACTCTATTCAAATGCTACGGCAGTTGCATTAGTTCGTGATAATAACTGGCGGTTAGGGCTTTCATCTCAAAGCGTTATTCTTGGATTTAAACTGCAAAGCACTTCTGCATTAGTTGCAAATCGGGCTTTATATGGGTATGCAGGAGCAACGAAGGTAGCAACAGCGGGAACTTTAACATTCGCTTCTGCATTGAGTGTGTTATGGCCGATTCTTGGAGTCATGGCAGCAATTAAGCTTGTTGAGTTTCTATGGGATTTTGTTCCGGCACTCAAGGCGAATGTTAAAGAACTAAACGCATTAGGAACTGCCGCAACCTTCAATATTAAACAGTATCAGGAACGCTTGGATGCTTTGGGGGTTTCTTATGAAACAACAGCAAAAGCACAAACTAATGCATGGACTGGAGTAATCACCTGGGGGAAGAATTTACTGGCATCTGTCGGGATTATGGACAGTGCGACTGAAGGCACTGTTCGTTATGAAGAACATCTAAAAGACTTACTACTTCAATTTACTAACCTTGATCTTATTATGGTTACGGGCAAAGGGACGTGGGACGATTATTACACTACCGTGGCTCAAGCCCCTGATCAAATAAAAACCGTTAATCTTTTAATGCGAGAATTAATCAAAGATTACGCACATTTCACAGCAACGGGAGGAAAGCACACCGTCTGGGTTGGTGACAACATTGAACAGCTAGAAGCTCTCATTGGTGTGATGCATATATTTGGAGATGAGACAGCTTTCGAAGTTCAAATATTGAAGAGATGGATAGAAGAGTTTGATCTGGCTGCGTGGGAAGTAGAAACCTTGGGGCGTGGAATCGCCAAACTCACAGAAGAGCAAAAAAAGTTGTATGAAAGTGTAGACATCGCATTACATCCAATGCGGAAATATACCGAAGAATTAGAACAAATAAAACAGATTAACGAAGATGCAGGGCGTACGATTGTTAACCTCACTAATTGGTACAAACTTAATGCAAAAGCGATTGTAGATGCGGCTAAGAAGCAGGAAAAACTAGGTGTTGCTTTATCCAAAGCAGATCTTGAACTGTTAGAAATTGCAAAGACTTTTCTTAAAGTCGAAGGTGCAGTTAAGAACGTCGAAGAAGCAACCAACAAATACGCAGATGCATTCAAGAAGGCATTGAATCCTACGATTGAACTCGGCAAGAAGATTCGAGCCTTAAAAGCAGCCGGATACGATGCATCTACAATAGTTCGCGTATTGGGGAAAGATGTTATCAAAACGGCAGATGATGCACGAAAGTTCAATCAAACCGTAGATAAGTCTGTAGAAGAATTAGAAGATTTAGCCAGAGCCTTGATTCCTCCAACTCACGAAATGTCGAAGTTGGATTTTCAGATGATTTCCACAGGGGATTCACAGGAAAACCTCAATAAGATAACTACACAACTCGTTCCAAAGATGGGAGATTTGCAGGAAGCATTTCGCTACCTGGGATTAGAAGCCAAACATGCTAAAGCCCCTGTTGATTTATTAGCAGAGTCGTTAGAAAAAGGCTGGGTACTTCAGTTAGACAAATTGAATATGCTTCCCGGTGTTGTAGCGGAACAGATCAACGAAATGTCTACAGCAGGACTCAATGCTTCGCAGATCATGCATCTCTTCGGAGGTTCCATTAAAGAAGCGGCTGAGTGGTTAATATTATTAGACAGACCTCTGACGGAAGCGGAACAGGGTATTGTTGATATAGCCGCTACTGCAACCGACACTTCCAAAATCATCAAGAAGCAGATCTCTACGATTATTACGGATTTGGGTAAGGGATTTGCAGACATCATTGTAGAGTGGAAAGGCTTGTGGACGAGTCTGAAAGACATTGCGAAAGACTTCGCTAAAGGAATCTTACGAATCTTTTTTGAATCACTGTTTACGCCGATTATGCAGGGCTTTTCCACAATATTAAGTGGAGGGGGCTTTGGTGCAGGATTTAATGCTGCGGGAGGTTTTGGTGGGATTACAGGTATCTTCAAAGCATTAGGAGGATTGTTTACAGGCGGTGGTGGAGGTGGTACAGCCGGTTATGGTGGATTTACAGATGCCGCAGCAGGTATGACGATGATGGATACGGCTGCAACAGGTGCGTCTTCGAGTCTTACAGCACTAACTACCAATTTCACCAAATTAGGTGCTGCTATTAAAGGCGGCGCAACTTCAATGTGGCAGTGGCTTACAACAGGAATTGCAGGAGGTCCGTGGGGATTGGCGATTGCAGGAGCAGCAGTTGCTGCCGTGGTTCTTTGGAAAACCGTTTTCTCCAAGTCTGCCTATGAGAAATTTGCACAGGAATTTGCACGGGATTTCGGGGACATTGTAATCAGCGATGATGCCATTAAGAACTTCACCAATTCATTAGGAGTGACGGAAGAACAGTTAGCCAAGGTACGTAAGGATGTAGCATCATCTCCCGCATTTCTGATGATTGGATACAACGCTGCTAAAGCACAGGGGAAAGTAGAACAGTTCTTAAAGTCTCTCGAAAGTATCGAAACTGCGTGGGGAACCTTTGATTTCAGAGAAGCGTTTGAGGAAGGTCTTGCAACAGGAAACTGGCTGGATCTGAATGAAGCATTTGTCGAAGCCTTCGGAACCGATTTACTCAAAGACATTTTCGGAGAAGACTTAAAAGGCTTACTCATTGAAATGGATGAGGAGTTTGTCCGGTTAATTCTGAGAACACGGGAACTTGAATCGGCTCTTGAAACGTTAAGAGATGAACCTGTTCGTGTAGCGCAGGGACTGGCTGCAATGGTGGAATCTATTCAGATTCTGCGGGATGCGGGAGCCACAGATGCCGAGGTTATGAGAATTCTCGGTGAAGACATAGAAATTGTAGTTGCCGCAGCCCACGAGTTAGGAATTGAAATCCCTCAAGTCATACAGGATTTACTGAACTTGAATCTCGCAACTTCCGGAGTTTCTGAAGCCTTTCAACAGGGATATGCGATTTGGGGAAATATTATAGATCAGGGAGAAAACCTCAGTGACACGATAATGGGGTTGGGCGCAAAGATGCTGGAGTTGTATGACGTAGCTGAAGCCCAGGAAATGACATGGAAATTTCTCGGTGGAGACATTCTTGATTTAGCCAATAGTTACATACAACTTGGGATGGACATCCCTCCCGTCATTCAAGCGACACTGGATTGGGCGGAAGCAAACGGCCATGCCCGACGAAGTGCTGATGGTTTATATCACGCTATGGGGAAACTTAGTTCCGCATATCAGGAAGGCCAGAAGATTTGGACGGATTTTGCTCAGAGTGCATGGGATCTCCAAGACAAGTTAATGGGCTTGGGAGATGCCCTGTTAGAAGAATACGATGTAGCTACAGCACAACGGATGGCATGGGAATTCTTAGGCGATGAAATCATCAGTACAGCGAATGCTTACGAAGAGGCGGGAAGGACATTACCTCCTGTTATTCAAGCGGCATTAGAATTTGCTAAGGCTGCGGGATATATCCAACGCAATGCAGAGGGTGCATGGGAAGCCGTTGAGGGCCTGACGGAAGCGTTAAGCGGGTTAAACGAGCAACAGGCAAAAGGTCTACAGGCATGGGAAGACACTTTGACGGCTACACAGGAATTAGCCGACTTCATGGAAGGCTGGATGCTGGGAGGAATGGGTACTTTAGGGCTGGATATGGGGAATGTGGATGACGCAGCGCAAATGGCGATGCTGACATGGGACAAGTTCGGGGATCAGGTCATCAGCAAAGCCAATGAAATGATTAGTTCGGGTTTAGGGGAATTCATTGATTCTCGAACTTTGCAGATGTTGGAATGGGCGCAGGCAATGGGGCTGGTTGCAAAGGGTGCAGACGGAATGTGGAAAGCCATCAATCAGGGTTCAGGACTAGGGCAGGAAAAACCATACTGGATACAGAACTGGGAAGCTGAGATGGCTGCGATTTACGGTTCTGACTGGAAGAGGAAACTGGGATACGCAACAGGTCCGGAAGTTCCTGATTTTGGTGGTGAGATTCCCGAGTTTCCATTTCCCGATCAGGAAACAACAGAAGACTTTGGAAGACGTGTTGTTGAACTTGGAAGAAACATGCGGGATACAGGATATGAAACCGATGAGTTGGGGCGTCGGATTATTCATATGCGGGAAACTTCACGAGGTGCTGGAGAAGCTCTTGGCGGGTTCGAGGAGCATATCAGGCGAATTGTAGGAATCTCACGTCGAGGTACAGACAGTGCGAGGGGATTCGCAGATGAACTTGATCGTGTAAATGGTGCTTCAAGACGTGGTATAGATGGTCTAAGAGAGTTACGAGAGCAGATAGATCGTACATTTTCCCGCAGAGGTTCGAGTTCTCGGGACGCTGTTGAAACAGGTGAACTAAACAGTCTTGTAAGTTCTAATGGAACTCCTCCAGATGACAGTTTCCTCGATTTTGTAGGTAGTACATTCTCTGGATTGCCCATGATGCAGGCGGGAATGAATTTCGTTCCTCAAGACATGATTGCAATGCTGCATAAGGGAGAACGGGTTATTCCTGCAAGTGAGAATAAAGCGGGAGGTTACAAATCGTCCGGAGTCAACGTAAACATTACGATTCAGGGTCCGGTATATGGACTGGATGATCTGGATCGAAAGATTGCTAATAGTGTTCGGAAGACCTTTAAGGCAGGCGGATTGTCCTTTCTTGGGGATTCCTGAATACGGTAATTCGCCTTCCTTCGAGCTTCCGATGCTTAGAAACAAATAAGTAAAGGGAAGCCCATGAGTTTCATCATTTTTGACGGGTTTGAAGGAAACACGCTTGCCCGATGGGATGCTTCCGGAGGGATAGCCACAGATGCGGTAATCTACCGAACCGGCTCCTACAGCATGGAAATCTACCGTGCGGGATGGCTCAAGAAAGGAGTCACGTTATCCAACGGAGTCTGTTTTGGTTTTGCTTTCTATGATCCGGGTTCAGGAGCAGCAAGCAGACGCATCATAGAAATCCGCGCTCCCGATGGATCTCTTCACGGAGGGTTCGGTTACAACGCTGCGAGTCACAAGTTTTATTCCTCAAATACAGGTGGTGGAGTCGGCTTCTACACGACGAATGCGATTAACGTAGGTACGTGGTATCACATTGAAGGAAAATTCATTCCCGGTAATGCAACTGCGGGTTGGGTAGAACTCAAAATTGACGGGACGCAGGAACTGTATGACATTACTGCCGATTACAAAAACGGAGCCAGTACGGACATTAACGAAATTCGTATTGGAAGCAGTGCCAACTCTAATGAGCATTGTTACTTCGATGATATTTACTGGTTGTCGATAGATGGTTCTGGAAGTGTGGATTATCTGGGAGATTGTATCGTACATGCAGCCCTTCCAGATGCAGACGGTTCCAGTTCAGAGTGGACGAGAAGCGGAGGATCAACTGATTACGAAAATATAGATGAGGGCGATCCTAATGATGATACAGATTATCTTTACACTCCCGATGGAGAAAAAACCGTTTTAGTTTCTGTGGGAACGTTTTCTGACGTAGGAAGAGAGATTCTTGCGGTACAGGAAACATTACACACAAAGAAAGTGTCTGCCGGTTTAGCCATAACGTGTGCGCCCGTTTGTAAATCAAGTACTACAACTGACGTAGAATCAGAATTTACTCCTGTGCTTGGTTATTTCCCCCACATTGATGTACGGGAAGAAGATCCACATACGTCTGCTGCATGGACTTTGACAAATTTGAATGTGGCTGAATGGGGGATGAAAACAACCACAGGACAATACGCTGTTAGAAGTAATGACGATCTCGATAACTGGCTGGACGATCCTGGTACGGTAACTCCGAGTTAATTAAATGTCTCTGTATGTACGCACAGGGTTTTATGTAGGAAACGGAACTTCACGAGTCATTTCAGGACTCGGTTTCACTCCAAAGTTTATCCGTGTATTTGCACGATTTCCCGGCGGGACAACCGGCGCACTGAATGAACGCTGGAAGTTCGATACGTTATCAGGTAATACGGCATGGGGTGGGGATGCGGCAAACGATGATGCCGACTGCATCACAATTGATTCCGATGGCTTCACCCTTGGTTCCGATCTCAATGTTAATACCGCCAACACTTGGTATTCTTGGCAGGCTTTCGGTGGAACTGATGTAGTCACTGATACTTATACAGGTGACGGCAATTCTACCCAAGCAATCACAGGTGTCGGTTCCAAACCCAAATTCGTACAGATTTGCAGAACCGATGTACGTCGTACTTTCCGGTTTGATTCTCAAGCAGGAGACAGTTGTTTTTACAGTCAGTACAGTGCTGTGGGTTCCAACTATATCGAGAGTATTGATTCCGATGGATTTACTGTAGGGGACAGCAGTTACGTCAATACGGATACTGCTACTTACCACTATGTATGTTTCGTAGGTGACAATGCTGCGGTAGGCACTTATACGGGGACAGGAAGTTCCCGCAGCATAGATACGGGAATCAACGCAGAAGCTCTCTATATTAAAAGAGATGAAGCGGCATATGAAGTCGTCAGTCCTGGTTGGGAATTTCCCTTTGACGAGAGTATC